AGTATGACAACGGATAATCTTCTGCCTAAAGTAAAAGCAAACTTAATTATGTCGCATGATGCAGACGACGGCCTTCTCCTGCATTACATCAAAGCGGCTGTCTCCTATGCGGAGAGTTACCAACATGTCGCTGAAGGCTATTACACGGAAAACCCAATGCCACCTACTACGGAACAGGCAGTAATCATGCTGGCGAGCCATTTCTATGAAAGCAGAGATGGCTCAACGGCTGGTTTCTTTGCCGATAGTGTGCAAGCAGGTCAGCAGGTATGGAACACGGTAAACCTACTTCTACGGCTTGACCGGGATTGGAAGGTGTGAGATGAGTTTTGGGAAAATGAACACTTTCATCGATATCATCAGCACAGTACCTGTCAAGGATGCGGAAGGTTTCGCTAAAAAAGGTGATAACATACTCGCAAGCTTAAGAGCTTATAAGGAAGATAGACACGGCAGTGAACGATGGACGAATATGGCCTCATTTTCCACTGCATCGTCACTGTTTCGGTTTAGGAAAATCTCCGGACTTAAGGTTACAACCGAAATGGTCATAGTATGCGAAGATGGAAGATACCAGATTTTAAGTGTTGAAGATGTAAGAGGCCGTGGAATGTATATTGAGGCTTTGGCAGAAAAGCTGGAAACAACTGTGAGGTGATGGGTATGGCAAAAGTTAATGTAAAGATGCCGGAGGAATTTCTCTTAAAGGTATCCCGGTTAGCTGACCAGACGGATGTAATTCTCCCTAAGGTTTTAGAAGCCGGTGGTGAGGTGGTGCTGGATAAAGTCAAAGGAAATCTGAGAGATATGGTTGGTAAGGATACAAAATACCCATCAAGGAGTACCGGTGAGCTTATATCTTCTTTAGGACTATCAGATGCAAAGCAGGATAGAGACGGCAATTTCAATGTGAAAGTCGGTTTTGCAGAACCAAGGTCTGATGGAGAGAGCAATGCTAAAATTGCAAGCATCATTGAATATGGAAAGCACGGTCAGCCTGCAAAACCTTTCTTGAAACCGGCGAGAACTGCATCCAGGAAATCTTGCACCAATGCGATGATAGCCAAGCTGGAGGAGGAAATCAGTAAGATATGAATATTTTAGAAGAACTGAATACCCTCATAACCGCTATATCGCTCCCTGTGGAAACCGGAGTTTTTTCTGATTTGGCACCGGATGAGTATGCCGTGATAACCCCACTTTCAGATATCTTTGAAGTCCATGCGGATAATCGCCCCGGCTTTGATGTGCAAGAGGCACGGATATCGCTGTTCTCAAAGAATAACTACTTGGAGCGGAAAAGGCAGCTCACAACGGCTTTATTAAATGCTGAGTTCACAGTGACCGAACGGCGATATATCGGACACGAGGATGATACCGGATATCACCATTATGCCATTGATGTGGCAAAAAATTATGGATTGGAGGAATAACATATGGCAACTATCGGTCTTGATAGACTGTACTATTCAAAAATAACCGAGGACGCTAATGGTGAGGAAACCTATGCTGTACCTGCGGTACTCGCCAAAGCTATCACCGCCGAACTATCGGTGGAATTAGTGGAAGCGATTTTGTATGCTGATGACGGTGCCGCTGAGGTCGTGAAGGACTTCAACAGTGGGACACTCACCCTCGGTATGGATGACATTGGCCCTACAGTGGCAGCGGATTTAACTGGTGCTTCTACTGATGATAATGGGGTATTGATCTCCGCAAGCGAGAATGTGAGCGCACCTGTTGCAGTAGGTTTTCGAGCACAAAAGGCAAACGGAACATACAGATATTTCTGGCTATACCGCGTTAAGTTCGGATTGCCTGAAACCAACCTGCAGACAAAGGCGGATTCTATTACCTTTTCCACACCTACTATTGAGGGAACGGTTATGCGCAGGAATAAGCTGGATGGATTAGGCAAGCACCCGTGGAAAGCGGAGGTCACAGAAGGTGATCCTGGTGTTTCATCGACCACCATCACCGGTTGGTTCACTCAAGTTTATGAACCAGTATATACACCGGAACCATAGGAGGAGAAAAGATGGATAATGAGAGAAGTGCCGCTATTAACATCGGCGGTAAAGATTTTGAACTGATACTCACAACAAGAGCCACTAAAGCGATTGCAAATCGTTACGGTGGACTTGAAAACCTCGGAGAAAAATTGATGAAATCAGAAAACTTCGAGATGGCACTGGACGAGATTGTTTGGTTGATAACACTGCTTGCAAACCAGTCCATCTTGATTCACAACCTTAAGAATAGGAACACACCAGAGGAACTGCTTACCGAGGAAGAAGTGGAGCTTCTTACCTCACCGCTTGACTTGGCAGCTTATAAAAATGCAATTACTGAGGCAATGTTCAAAGGTACGAATCGCAACGTGGAAAGTGAGGAAGAAAATCCAAAAAACGTGGAAGTCGGGTAACGGACGCTGAAGTCTTTACCCGGCTTCTTTACTATGGAACAGTTCAGATGGGCATGGACGCAGAGGAATTCTGGCTTATGCCAATCGGACTGTTTTTTGATTTATGGGCCTGCCACAAGCAGTGGCATGGCATTGAAAAGCCAAAGAAGATGCGAACAATTGATGATATTATCCCACCAGGAATATAAAACACATTATTTTCTAATTAGATATTGACTTAATGTAACACATATGATACATTAAGTGCATAGAAACGATTTAATGTAACACATATGTACTATTAAGTCGATATTGAAAGGAGAATTATGATGGGTATTAAAGAAGAATTTATGAAAAAGACAAAGATGCTTGATGTCCATAATGGTAAAAATGGAGTTGAAGAGGTTATGGATTATTTGGTTGATCCAGCAATCGTGTTCAAAATGATAATTGCATCAGAAATGGAATTACCAGTATTAACATTAATAGCAAAGGACTTAGAAAAGAAGTTTGATGAAAATTCTAATTTTCCTGTTGTTGTTACTGATGATAACCAAAATACAACTGCCAGACAGAATGTAGGACGAATTATTAAATTTATTATGTCGAAATATGGATATACCCCAGTTGATGGAGGATTATCAGAACGAGCAAGAATACCTGCTATATCAGGTTCAGAGTATTTTTCTACAAGCGGTATCTATAAAAAAACAGATGAAGCTAAGTATCAAATTGAGATAACATCTAGAAAAATTGAGTAAGAGTAGTAGCTGTAAACAGGAATATAGATTCATACAGTTGTTCTTGTATTAACAGTAGATTGGTTTTGTGGAATTTATTCTTAAGCAAATTAAGGAAAAAATAACTAACATTTTATTTTGGAGCAATCAGCAGATTGCTCCTTTTTCATGCATTCTAAAGTAGGGAGGTGAAGGTATGGCGGACAATTTTGGATTGAAAATAGGCGTCGAGGGTGAGCGGGAATTTAAGAAAGCTCTATCAGAAATCAATCAGACAGTTAAGGTGCTAGGCAGTGAAATGTCCCTTGTGACCAGTCAGTTTAATAAAAACGATAAATCCATACAATCCGTCACCGCCCGTAATGCGGTTCTGAATAAAGAAATAGACGCACAGAAAGATAAAATCTCTACCCTTAGGGCTGCTCTTGATAATGCCGCCTCCTCTTTCGGTGAAAATGATCGCCGTACTCAGAATTGGCAGATTCAGTTAAATAGAGCTCAGGCAGAACTCAATGGTATGGAACGAGAGCTTGAGGAGTCCACAATTGAAGCGGATAATCTCGGTGAAGAATTAGACGATTCCGGCAAAAGTGCAGAAGATGCTGGCGGCAAGTTTGAAAAGCTTGGCGGCATACTCACGGGCATCGGTGTAGCAATGGGGGCAGTTGTAGTTGCAGCTGGAGCCGCTGCTATAAAGTTAGGTAAAGAGGTAGTTAGCCAGTTCGGTGAGTTGGAGCAAAACCTGGGTGGCTCGGAGGCTGTTTTCGGTGCATATGCTGCGTCAATTCAGAAAACCGGTGAGGAAGCCTATAAAAATCTTGGTGTATCCCAAAGCGAGTATCTTGCGACCGCCAACAAAATGGGTGCATTGTTCCAAGGCTCGGGCATCGAACAGCGTAAAAGTCTTGAATTGACTGAAAAAGCGATGCAACGTGCTGCAGACATGGCCTCCGTTATGGGAATAGATATGTCCTCTGCATTGGAGGCTGTCACAGGTGCGGCAAAAGGTAATTTCACGATGATGGATAACTTGGGTGTTGCGATGAATGCCACAAACATCGAAGCCTATGCTCTGGCAAAGGGACTGGATTTCACTTGGAATACTGCAACACAAGCGGAAAAAGCCGAAGTTGCAATGCAGATGTTTTTTGAGAACACGGAGCAGTACGCGGGAAATTTTGCAAGAGAGTCAACTCAGACAATTTCCGGTTCTATTGGATTGTTACAGGCCGCACTTGGTTCTTTTACAGCTGGACTCGGCAATGCCAATGCTGACATGACCAATCTGACGGAAAATCTTGTGGATGCTTTCCGTGCAGTTGTTGAAAACATTGTGCCTGTTTTGGAAAATATCGTAACCGCACTCCCACCAGCATTCGATGCTATATTAACTGCAGTGGGTGACCTGCTTCCGTTATTGTTGGAAACTGTCACGAGCCTGTTCACGCAGGTGTTGGAGACACTCCTAAACTTATTGCCTGAACTAATTCCAGCGGCAGTGGATGCTGTAATGACGATTGTTGGAGCATTGATTGATAATCTTCCGTTGCTCATAAATGCGGCAATAGAACTGGTAACCGCACTTGTAGAGGGTATTGGAATAGCTTTACCCCAGCTCATACCTGCAGCAGTTTCTGCAGTCACTCAGATTGTCAAAGGATTGATTGATAACCTACCTTTGATTCTGGATGCAGCTTTACAGCTGATTATTGGATTGGCGGAGGGATTAGTGGAAGCAATACCTCAGCTTGTTTCTGCATTGCCTGCCATCATCGAAGCAGTGGTGGATTTTTTAATAGAATCTATTCCACAGATCATTGATGCGGGCATTCAATTATTGACTTCATTGGTTACAGCGTTGCCAACTATTATTACAGCAGTTGTTGAGGCAATTCCGCAAATTATCGACAGTATCATTAGTGCAGTCATTGGCTCGATTCCCATGATTATTGATGCAGGAATCCGGCTTTTGATATCGCTGATACAAGCACTTCCACAGATTATTACTACTGTTGTTGGTGCGATTCCAAAGATTATTACCTCAGTGGTAAACGCTATTGTAGGTAATATCGATAAGATTATTTTGGCAGGTGTTCAGCTGTTTGTGGCATTGATAGCAAACCTTCCAAGGATAATCGTGGAGATTGTTAAGGCAGTTCCACAAATCATCTCAGGACTGGTCAGAGCTTTTACCGGGTATATAAGCCAAATGTCTCAAGTGGGCGGTAATCTGATTAGAGGATTGTGGAAGGGTATTTCGGACGCAGGTGCATGGCTATGGAATAAAATCTCTGGATTTTTCGGAAATGTTGTATCGAAGATTAAGGACTTCTTCGGTATCCGTTCCCCTTCAACTCTATTTGCTGGAATTGGCCAGAATATGGGTGAAGGTATCGGTGTGGGTTTTGAGGACGCAATGGCAACAGTTTCTAGGGATATGCAAAATGCAGTACCAACAAGTTTTGATTGGAATTACAGAGGTTTATCCGGGCAAGGCGGAGCCACCGGTACAAGTATTACTCAGAATATCTCGGTGGTGTCACCTAAGGCTTTATCAGAAAAAGAACTAGCGCGGGAGTTTAAAAATCTGTCCCGTAAACTAGCACTTGAATTATAAAGGAGGTACGGCCATGGAACTAACCTATATTAATGCAGATGGAGAGAGTATTACTCTCAGACAAAGCCGTCCGTACTTTCTTACTAAGATAGACGGGACTGGCAACATACGACAAACCGTTAACACTTTTAAGGCGCCTGACCAAGACGGCGCTTTTTACATCTCA